CGTAAAACAGGCAATAATTTAATCTTTAAGTACGGCCACCCTGATGCTGTATTTTTTGACTTTTATGGAGAAGAAAATAATACCATTGTAGGGTTTTCATCAGTATATAACACACTTACTAGTGTGTCTTCTGTATCTCTAGAGCCTTCTAATGTAGCTATTGACATATGTAGCTTGACATCGACTAACATATTTACACTTATAAGTGCTAGCAATATAGATACAACGGAATTTACTATTGATGCTAGTGACTACGATTCGTTAGTTTTAACTATTGTAGATAGATTAACAGTTAATGATGTGGCGTCTGGGCTAGGCTCATTATATTTTAAGATTAATAGTATAACACCGGTAAACAGCGGGCTAAACACTTTAAGCATATATCCTTCGACTAACGTGTTTGACTCAGATACAGTAGATAGAGCCATATCTGCAAATATAGTACTGTTTGCACCTTATTCTAAGCTTAAAACACCCGTTTACTGTACAATAGCCAGACCAACCTACCCTGATGCTAGTATCCTGAAGTTTACCCTTTCAACTTCTCTTTCAAACAACGATTCGATTAAATTCTGTGAAACACCAGACAGAATTTATAAAGACCTTTACATTACTCAGACCGGCTCTGGTAGCGGGGTTGTATTTACTGATCCTTATTGTTTGGATTGCGGTACAATATGTTTTCAGCAATTTCCTTACAATACTACACTCGCTGTAATAGCATCATCTAATGTAGATAGCGAGTTTGTTAATTGGATTGGAGGAGAATGTGATCAATCTCCTTTTCCGGATTGCTTATTTACTATTTTAGATAACCAATCTCTTACAGCGGTGTTCAGTAAGATTCCCTTTTACTCGGTTACGGTGGATAGTGTGGGTTATCTAGAGTATCCTAATAACTGGACACCTATGGGTAGATTATACTCAACAGATGGCAATATAGATTGTCCGTTATCAGCATGTGCTGCAAGCTACAAAAAGAATACTGTAATTACCCTGTCGTGCTTAAATCCAATATCAGGCTGGTTTTTTACAGGTTGGAAAGGTGGTCAGTGTGAAGGTATATTTGATAATAATACTTGTTCGTTCTTAATTGAAAGGGACGCAACAGTCTCTGCAACCTATACTAGATATTATGATCATATTCTAACAGTTAACTCTGTAGCGACTGCTAGTCAATTAGTAGATTACGGGTATGTTTACTCTACTACACCTTTTGGTACTAGATCTATTGAATGCTCTGGTAACACTTCTAGTGGAAATCCAGGTACTTGTATTGATACTTTTTCGGGTCTTAGCCTTACAAACGGCTATTCTGCAAATTATGGAACACCTATTGCATTAAGCGCAAAAACTAGTCGGGGATATCAGTTTAAGAAGTGGATTTATGAACCAGAATACGAATACAACTATATAACTACAGATAAAGACTATTTGTTTATTAATAATATTGCTACTAACGTTGCGGTATCAGCTATTTTTGATACAGGTTTCTATACACTTACCATTGTTTATAGTGGTGACGGTATAGGCAAAGTATTCAACAATGATGTGGGTGTAGCGTCTATAGCTCAAGATGTAAATTTTCCAACAAAGTTTGATATTTTAAGTGGAACTAGTTTTATTCTTTATGTTTCAGCATCTCCTGGCAATACTGTTATGGCACTGTCTAGTAGAGACTCGTCTAGCGGGTTTAAAGTAAGCGCCATGCCTATAAGAATGGATGATCATATTACGGTAATAGTAAACTTAAGTGCGTTTGAGATTTATACATTGACAATAGAAAGATTTGGTACTATGTGTGGAAGTATTACTAGTAGACCTTCACGAATTAATTGTGCCAACACCGGTCCAAATTGTAGTGATCTGTTTGTCGCAGGTACTAATGTTTATATTGTCCCGCCTACTTCACCGTCAACGTGTCTATTAAGCACATTTGAGGTTGGATCAGGGGTTGATGTAACGTTCTTCTACCGTGCTGGACCTGGTATTAGATTTACAGGTACTAATTTATCCGAGCATTCATTAGGCCAGACGTTCTCTATTTCTGATGCAAGCTTAATACTTGATCCAACCGGTGCACCCTATACTAACGGACCAACTGTAAAGGTAAGTAATGGTGAAATATTAGTACCTATGGCGGGTAATCGAACAGTATCCGCATACTTTTATTCAGGCTAAATAATATATGAATACTCCAAATACAAATAAAAATATTGCAGTATACAACAATCAATCTCTTGATAGTTTTTCAGATACAATTATTTCGTTTGAATACTCTAGATATAACCCTGTAACAACCCCAACAGGTGGTATTGCTGTAATTTTCTTTGATAGTATTATAGATATGCCTCGGGGAGGCGGCCCGGGGAGTTGCTTAGGTTATCTGTCATCTCCAATTATTACCGACAGATGTATGCTGGGTGGCTATAGAGGTCTTGCTGGTGCTATTTTAGGAATAGGTTTTGATTCGTCTGGACAATTTGCTCTAGAGCAAAACGGCATTACAGGGGTTTCACTATCGGCTTACAGAGCGGAGCCTACCATAGCTGTTAGAGGGGGGATTAATAAAAATTATGAATTGCTTTACAATTTATCAGACGATAAAAATATTAATAGTATTCCGGGTCTAGAAAATTTTACTATAGATAGACAAACACCTACTGATTCTGAAGAAAATTATCGAGCAGTTAGAATAATTGTTGCAAAACAGTTTAGCGAAATTACAGTACAATTAAAAGACAATATCAAAGACCCTAATTTTACTACAGCTTTCAAACTCACTTTACCAGATATTCGAAGAACAGCTTTTAAGGTAGGTTTAACTCATACGACTAATGATCCGGATACAAAGTTTTTAATAAAAAACTTTAATGTAGCAGGGTTTCCCGGAACAGTGGAATATACAGATTTAATTACCGGGTGTCAGCAACATATTATAATTGATGATACACCTTCTGAAAGTAATATGGCTATGGGTAAAGAATTTATCTCACTACCAGTGAACAAAAAATTAATTACATACACCACAGATTTAAATAAGTACAATCTAGAAAACATAGTTTATACAGGAGCTGGAGTTAAGCTTTTAGGTCAAGATGGAGATACTGTAGTTGGTAGAATCAACAACACATCAGATGTTGTGGTGTATGAATTTTTGGGCCAAAAACTTGCTCGAGCAAATGTTATTAAAACACCAGATAATACTGAGGCCTCGGCAGCAGATGTTGATGGAGACACGTTAGTAATTTGTACTAAGTCAAACGAATTCTTGGGTACACCTGGTGGTGTATTCATTTATAAGTATATCTCTGAAAGTACTGACCCAACTTTAATAGGTGCCTGGGTGTTATATCAAACAATATTATCAACTGCTGTTTTATCTGGAGCTGGATTAGGAACCTCAGCCCAGCTTTATGGAGAAAATTTATTGGTAGGAAATAGTAATGAATGGATACACGCCTTTCAAAGAAACCCCAGCAATGCTTGGGAGTTAAGTCAAACGATATACTCACCTGCATCAGGCATTAGTAGATTCGGTACTTCTATGAGCTTGTATGAAAGGGATTTAGTAGTTGGGGCACCTTATGCAAATAGACAAACTTATTCTACCTTAGGGCAAGGAGAAGTTTTTCATTTTTATCTTTCTCAAACTAGTAATAGCTGGAACTATATAATGGCGCTTGGAGATTTTTACGCATTAAACACAGTAGCAGGTAATTTCGGTAGCGACGTAAAGCTTTACAAAAATCTTTGCGTTGTAGGTTCGCCTGGAGAAGCTTACATAGAGCAGGGGCAACCATATGAATCTCCTAATGTAGGGCGGGTATATATTTTCAACAAAACAACAAACGGATTATTTACCCAAGGAACTGTTTTAGCACCGTTATCAACCTTTAGAGAGAAATATACGTTTTTTGGTAGTTCAGTTAACGTTTATGAAAATTTTGTCTCTGTTATATCGCCTTTTACACCTAGGAAAGGATTTGGCTATCTAAGTATATATGATACAAGATGTCTATTTACTGTGCCTCCTACCCATCAAGCTGTACCGGATTGCTCTATTGGCTTGATCGACAGAGGCGGCTATGTAATAGACCTATTAAACAATACCTACATGCAGAATCTTAGCTGCGTACTAAATCCATGAACATTTATTTAACATCACAACCCTTATCCTCAATTGCGTATTGCTTTTATTTAGACCACTATATTTTTAGTGATCCTGTAAGTGGGGTAAATATATTCTACCCTCTTACTGCATTTGGAGGAGAGTTTAATGTGGGCAATTTGCTAGCGGCTTCAGAGGATTTTTCTAGTTCTTACTGGTTCAAAGATAATATAGAAGTTTTTAGTGATACTTCTTTAACACCTTATTCGGTAGTTCAGCTTCCTGTAGCAGATAGGGTGCAGGACTCTGGTACCGGCACTCATAGTTTATGCCAGCTTACTGATGCGTTTATCTTAAGTACTAATCAAGACTATACTTTCTCTTGTTTTGCAAGCGGTAATAGTAGGCAATATTTAGGTCTGTACGTAACAGGTGGGGGCACTGGTAGGGTAGGAGCCACCTATGACTTGTTTTCTGGCTCTACACAAACAACCGGTTCAAGCGGCAGTAACTATACCGTATTAGGATCAACGGTAAGCGCTATTGGTCAAGGGTGGAGCTTGTATAACATGGCATTTAGAGTCGGTGCAAACACCCCTCACGTTGCCCATCTTGTACATAGACAGTCTGCTTGGGCTGGTGGTACTACAGATTTAAAAGAATCTTATTCTTCCAATGTTGGTACTAGTGCCTATTATTCACTACTCTGGGGAGCACAAATTAGAAAAGGTAATTTTTCTGCTTCAAATAATACGTATCCTGTAATTCAAAGATCTTCATACTCTACATCTATATCTGGTGGGCCATTTAACGACGTCTGCTTTCAAGATTATTGCTATAAAAGTATCACCTTTGACCCGATTAAGCTGTATTGTGTAACCACGGTTAATTATATACTTTCTGGAATTGATGAAAATGATGCTAATGTTATAGAGGTTGTTTATGACTTCGGGGATAATACTCCTTTTGCAGAATACTCCTATAAACGGGAAAACGGAACCAATGTATCGCCTATATTAACCCCTGTGAGCCATACATACTATCCAGATAATACAACAGCAAAAACATACACACCTTCTATCAGCGTAATAAGAAGTGATTGCTGTATAAACAGCTACTACCTTACATTATGCACCTTTAAATGTAGTATCTTAGACATATATGAAGATGTAATTTTACATAATGCTCAGCAATCTGCTGATTTTAATGTTGTATTGACTTTAGAAAAGACAAATACACGTCAACTCTTTAAAAATGCATTGGATCTTTCTAATATCGTGTTTGCGGTTCCCTTACTCTCATCACTGCCTAATTTAGTTGAGCCAGTACCACCAGCGCTTAATAAACCACAACCCGAACCTTTACCACCACCGGATATAGTCCCGCCAGTCAATAACAATCCAGTTGTCCCCCCGGAAAGGGCATACTACTACAAAGAAGGTAAAGGGGTTGATTTGGCCCCCGATTTCTTAAGAATTGTTCCTTCTGAGGATATAATATCAGCAGAAACAAGTGGATTAACTTTAAGTGGTGATGGCCCACCTTACTTGCCTTCAGAAGGCGTAGACATTCAAATAACGTAATACGGATAAATATTTTATGCTAACAAGTTTTATAACCAATGATAATTTTAGACCGCTAAGCGCTTCATATCTATATGATAATCAAGTAGATTTTCTTAATAATCGAATTGGTATAGACGGTAATCTGACAACGTTCTTTTCACCTATTTTAAAAGAAACATTAGATTTTCAAAACAATAATTACAGTTATCTACATCTTACAAAGTCTTTAAAACTTTCAGAAATAACAGATTTTACAACACCCGATAATAGAGAAAAAACTTTATTTTGTGCTATAAGAAATAACGAGGGTAAGTTTTTAAAAGCAGTAATTGATCCATCCATTCCATCAACCACTATACCCATTCAAATGACACAAGGTTTTTTTGAGCAAGACATTACTAAATTAGACAATGAATGTTTTTTTGAAATAGACTTAACAAACCCATACAAAACAACAGTAGGCCATTTGTACAAAAACAAACTATATTATCTCTGCTATAATACATTTAATTATTCTTTAAGGTTTTTAAATGAAGATAATTTTTCTGGAGGTCTAGAGAATACAAAATACTTTTTTTTCTCTTATGATGACAAGACTAATCTTTTGACACTTCAAACAAGAATTAATAATCTACCTTATTACACTTTGTATGATACTTCTTCACTAACATTAATAGTATCTGGAGCTACAGAAATGCAATTTGATAATGAAAAAAGATTTTTTTCAGTAAAATCAGTTGAATTGCCTTTACCGGTTGAAATTACTAATGAATGGGGCAGTTATGAACAATCTTTTAATCAAAATAATTTAAGATTAAATCAAGAAAAAAGTTATTTCAATATTGAAAATAATTTCTTAATTCACAGTGAATATGATAATCTAGCTGGGACCGCGCTAAAAACTAATGTTTTGACTTTAAAGAATCAACTCAACACAAAACATGCCCAGGGAAGGGGTAATGTCTTTTTGAGCGAAAATGACACTTTATACCGAAATTACAATGCAATTTTTTCTGGTCGTAGGCAAGAAGAAGGTTATCAAAAGCTTCATCTTCAATATGATAGTTATTCTACCCCCTATGAGTTTAAACCCGGTAAAACTACATGGTTTCATACCCCACAAAGCATGTATCCTTTTAAAAGATTAAATTTAAAATCGTCTAAATTGATTCAAGCTGGAGCTATTGCTGGTGATCACCCGTTAAGAAGTGATAAAATTTTTAAGAAATTAGCAAATTATAAGTCGTCTTCAAACCAAGGTGATTCAAGTGGGGAGCAAACCGGGCAATGGCTATGCAGCTGGTTGTCCGGTGGAGAAAACATACTTATAAAACCTGTTTGGGTTGATAGATTTTATAATCCAAAGCTCGTTACACCTTTTCAAGCGCTTTCTGCAACGGATGGTAATGTAACATATATTACTACGTTTGAGTGCTTAAATTTACCTTACGAAATTGTAGATGTACCGACTAATATGACGTTCGAACCAGGGTGCTTGTATGCTTATTCTCACATAGGAAAGGTTGATATCGAACACAACATTAATTCATTAAATAAATTTCTTCAAATTAAAAATTTTAATACGTTTTCTACCTGGAACGGTGCTAATTTAGATCCAGAAAAAGATTTGGACGGTAAAAATATCTATTCATTTAATGGGGAAAATGTAGCATCTTTTGATGTTAAAAATATTAATTTTGGTGGTAATAAATTTACCTTGTCTTTTTGGGGCTATAGTGAAGATTGGACATCACCTAAAGGTTATCAACTGTTAGGTAATTATAACGATTACGGGTTTGGGTTTTTCAATTACAACACTGTGACGCCATTTATTTTTGTTAATAATCGCGGAGTCCTTAACATGTACAACACGGATAGTCAGTTGATAGATATTTTCGATGCATCACAAAGAGCGTTCGGAAATATTCAATATGTGTTAAGACGTGACCCCTTAAATTCGTTTCACGCGATTACCAATTCTCAATGGGTGGTAGAGTTTGATTTACGGGAAACTATAATTGATGCTACTTCAGCCCTATTTAGCCCAGTAAACTCTATCATTCACGCATCTAATGATGAGGCAAGGGGGTACATTCTGTATTCTGACAGAAGTTTAAGTGCTATTGATTTAACGTCAAATTTATTATCACCAGTATCTGCAGAAGTTGTTATAGGTAACAAAAACACAGCAAGAGAAGTACATCGACTGAGTGACGGTAGAGTAGCCGTAGTAGATGGTACAAGGGGAATAGTTAGATCTAATAGGCTGTATTTTCTTAGTGCGGGAATAGTTATGACATACGATACAGTGACTAACAGATTGTCCACAGTGATCGGTTCGCGCGGAGCTTTTAGTTTCTTTAATATTGACGGTGATAATTACCTGTGGGCAGGAGATGCAAATGCTATTGCAAAATTTGCTCCATCACAAGAAGCTCTCTTTACTGTCTCTTTAACTGCAGATAGACAGTTTACTACATCGAGACTTGCAATACAAGATGTATCGTTTATTGAAACGTTTGAAAATGGTGATCTAATAAAATCAGTTCTTCTTACAGCTAGCGGTTCAGACACAACTAATGCACTATTAATGACATTAACACCTGAAGGAGTTTTAAATAATACTACTAGAGTTAATGTACAAGGCAATTATCAATTTGCAGATGCTACTAATCATAGATTTAATTACAATTATCTAGTTAATAGGCATGGTAATGGTAATTACACATTTAAAACCAGATTGTATAATCCATTCAATAATGAGGATATAGTTATACCTTCAACCACTGTGGACGCATCTGACTTAGATAATGGCCCACATCATTTTTCCTTGGTGATGAATGCTCCGGAAGGATATATGAAATGTTATCTTGATGGAGAGCTTTATTCAACCTCTACTTTTCCTGCTAATAAATTTAATCTCACCCCTTTAATAACAAATAATATATTTGCAGGTGCAACACCATTTTATAACGGCCTTCTCTTAAGTGATCTTTTAGATAAAAATAAAACTAGAAAGACTAGTTACTTTGTTAAAGATTTTAAAATTCAGAACCTTTATTTACATTCTACGGATTTAAGATATTTTGATATAGGTATGTTGTATAAAGAAAAGTTTATTCCTAATTCATTAACTTTTGATATACCCAGTGGTCGCCGAAATTATTTTGACGTTGTTTCGAGATATTTCAAACAGAGCGTACCGGGGGCTAAGAGCCCATTATACAACATATATATCAATGATAATGTTTTAAGTCCTGAAAGTAGATCTAAGTTAGGTGTGGCAATAATTAATACAATCAAAAACATTACACCCGCATACTCAAAACTTAATTCTTTAAACTGGGTTACAACCCTACCGAGCCAGAGTGCAGAGTACATTCAACCGTATTTCCCAGGTAATACTTTAACCAATACAACCCAAAAATCATGAATACTATAAGTACAGAGTTTTCTAAGTTTAATTTAATATACGATAGAGCTGTAACAGATGTATATCAGTTGCCATACTCTTATGAACAAATAGAAATACAGCCAAATGAACTCGCTGTAGCAAATACACTTAATATAAAGCTTAGATATTTGTATGAAAACTTTCTTTATCTTTACGGTTTGTGTAACGTCGCAAATTTTGATATACCTACTACTTACTCTGGCTGGTTTGGTATTTCTGGAAATTATTCTTTGTCTGCAGAATGGTTAGAATTTAAATTATTTTCTAATACAACCCCTGTATCTACAGGTCAAACATTTGTAAGCGGTGGAGACGGATTTAAAGGTATGGCAAATAGCTATTTAGGTATAGGGTATATATCACCCAGATTTGGTTACCCTATTCTAGCAACAGCAAACAAAAACATAATAACTATATTTGGTTTTGATAAAGGCAGCTATAATATAAGTGTCAACGTAAGAGAGGCTACTCTCACACAGTCTATCATTGACCCTCTATCTGGCTCATTACCGTTTCTTAACATTACAGATATAGAGTTAAATAAACAAAATGACGTTTTATACGTTGCTGATGGCACTCTTAACAATATATATAGTTACGATTTAAGCGATACTTTACTTCTTAGAACTGGAAAAATGTTTTTATTAGACTTTGTGGGCGGCAAAGGCAATATAACAGATAATAGTAAATTTGATGGTCTTAATAAAATCGCATTCGGTGATAACGTATTGTTTGCTGAAGACACTAACAATAAGTGTATTAAATGCTTTGATAAAGATTTTAACTGGATCAGTACAACATCCCTAGCAACTTTATTTAACGAAGTTACCAGCTTTAATGCTCTTAACTATAATGAGCGGACAAATCAACTTTTCGCGTGTGGTAAGAGAAAAGTATATGTACTTGATTTGGTAGATAATCAGCCCAAACTTACTAACGCCTACAGCCTATCCGGTCTTATTATTAATCCAGATGAAATTGTAGATATAAAATTTGCAGATTACAACAAAGATATCGTTTATATTTTAACAAAAAACCTTCTTATAAAGAAATGGGCGACTAAACTCAATGAAACAATTGGTGTATATCCGTCTTCTAAGTTAAGCAATACAACAGAATTTAAATGGATTGCAAATATTGCTAATAAAAGTCTTTCAGCTGATAACCTATTAGTGTATAATACCTCGTTAAATAGACCATCAGTTTTATCTGGTAGCAACATTGCTTTTTTTGAAGATAATTTAGATTTAGTCTCTTTACTTAGAAATACTGATTTTCAAATTTACGACTTTAATGATATTGTCTTAAATAAAAATGAATATAATCAAGCATGGATTTATAATAAATCATTTAAAAAGCTTTTTTATAATTTATCGCTGTTAAAAACCAATATTGGTTACAGATTTTACGAAGGTAGAACTGTAGAACAACTATTATCATATGTTGAAAGGCAGTACAATAATGCCTTTATTGATGATCCAGATCTCGATACGAACACTTTTGCTAATGTCTGTATAAACGAAAACTTTCAATCGTCTACTATTAATAGAAACTTAAGAAAACTCTACGACCTAGAATACTATCTATTAACTTCTGTTGTTAATCAAGATAACATTAGAACTAATTTGTTGCCAAGAACAAGACCCGGGAATAATGCTATATTTGACTTTATTATCTATAATCAGGGATTTGGGGTGTCTGTTGTACCTGATAATATTAAGATGTATAGTAATACGGACGGATTTATATCACCAGACAATTCTGTTAATATAGACAACTTATCACCTTATCTCAGTGGAGCAGGCATAATTATTATATAAGGATATATGGCAGGAACCTTTAAATTTCATAGTAAACTACATAGAGATAGTCACCATACTTCAAATGCGGGCGGTTCGCCTGATGCCGCATTAGATCCTATTGCATCGCAAAATTTACCTTTTGCTGGTATATTTTATAATGAGTTAACAGATAATACAAGATCTTTTAGTATAAAGACAAATAGCCTTGAATGGTGGTCGACCTACATTACGGTGCGGTCCTTATCTTCAAATTGGAATAATACTGCCTCTCTTTATTCAACAGTAAACTCCCTATCTAATGATTGGAACGATGGAGCAAGAGGAGCTACATCATTTAGACCTAATAGCGCAGGGTATGCCTCAGTATACACTACTGTAGCTACTTACAGTGCTGAATGGAATGCGCCTTTTATTATGTTTAGAAATTTAGTTCAAGAATATACCGCTTCAAAGACGTTTAGCGGTACTGTAATTACTAATACCCCGGGCTTAAGTACCGTCCCATGGGATTTGGATTATAATCAATCAACTTTCTTGACATTAATTCAAGACCTACAATTAGAAAATCCAATTAATATGAAACGAGGCGGTACATATTGTGTGACCGTAATACAAAACAATGTAGGTGGGTGGGATTTGAAATTTGGAACATCTTACAGATTTAATGGTACGCCAGAACGACAATTTTTAATAGACACAGGCCCCCGTCGCCGCTCAGTTATTACATTTGTAAGTGATGGTACGCTAATGTACGGTGACATAACAAAATTTAATGAATGAGCAATACTTTATTTCACAACAAACTTCATTCTACAAACCATCATACTCTATCTACACCTGGATATCCTGATAGCGGTATTGATCCTATTGCAGGGGAATCATCTCCGTTTTTAGGAACATTTTACAATAGATTTACTTTTAATAACACCACAATTGATACACACAGCTTTGATTGGAAATCTACTTATACTGCGCTTTGTGCTAATAGTGCTGTAAATGAATACAATAATTTTCCATATGTAAATAATACGGTTGTTAGTTTAAGTGCCGGGTGGAGTAGGGGATATTCTTTTTACACAACTTACAAGCCTATATCTGCTAACTTAAACGAAATGTATAGTATTGTAAATACTAATAGTGCAAACTGGCCGTATTTAGATTTAACATTAAGGCTTAAAACCCCTCAAGAAAATACTGGCCAGAAAAATTTTGCTTCAAAAAGCTGTCTTGCTCCTTCAATATTGTCTTCTACATTTAATCTAGATTTTATTTCAATCTTTGCCCCGGACGGTAAATTTCCTGTTACTGATTTAAACCGCGCGACTTTTGTTAGAAACTCTTCCGGCACATTTACAGATGCTGCGGGGACTTTGTGGTATAGTGGCCCTCACGAGATGAGACTTGATCATAAATTAGATGCAGAAACAGGTAGCTGGATACCTCAGGGTCTACTTATAGAAGAAAGTCGTACTAATATAGTAGAACAGTCTAATGATATAATAGATGTTGCTTGGGAAAAGCGTAATGGAACCGGGCTTAGCTATTACTGGTGGCCAGATGGTCCTGTAGAATACATTGCCCCTGATTATGTTTCTTTTGCAGACAGGGTTAGTGCCCTTGGTACCGGGGTTGATTCACTATATACCGCTGGTAACGGTATTGCTGGTGATAGATATGAACCTAGTTTTTACATTAAAAAGAATACTTTTACTGGTGACGGCTTATTAATGTTAGAAAACCTTGAAGGTAGTACATATGGTCAATGGGTTGTAAATTTTACAAATCTTTCTCAATATAATTGGGAGAGAGTAACAAGAGATCACCCCGCTGTTACAATTGTAAATGAGTTTGCAGTGGCGCCTACAGGAGATATTACCCTTTCGTTTTATCAATCAGGTGCAACTAATTTAGATTTTTACTTGTGGGGTGTGCAATTAGAAAAAGGAGAATTTCCTACTTCTTTTATGCCTACTGACGGGTCTCCCTATACCCGTGAAACTGAGTATTTTATGCTATCAGGAGATATATTGAATAATGCTGAAGGTACTTTTTTAGTTGAAACAAAAACATTAGGATATTCTGCTGCCAATAGTATGACAGTATTTAGGTGCTTTGATTCCATACGTACCAGGGAAATTGCTTTACGTTATAACCCAAACAATTTTACTGCAACCACATACGGTTTGATAAACGATAGCCCTCTACTAGGTTTTTTGCTAGAGTCTCCCCTTAATACAAAAACTTACAACAGAACATTTGGTGTTAGCTATGCCAGAAACAATGTATTGTTTGCAGATTCCGGGCGTATTGTAGGCACGGACGCTTCCTCGCTTGTAGTACAGGGATTAAGCACTATTTACATTGGAGTATCTTCAGAAAGCGGTGGAAACGCTTACAACGGTTATATAAGGCAAATAGGGTTTTTCCCACAACTTCTTTCACAGAACCAGCTCAAGCTACTAACCTTATCCGCTTTTAACTACAATCAATACGATAGAATTGAAACTTATGATTGGGCTCTATCTTCCGATCAAGTCGCATTTATACCTCTTTCTACTACCAGCTTATTGGTTAATATTGCATCAAAATCTAATATGAAAAGAGGGGGGGAATACACATTAATTACTAGCCAAGACTATTTAGGACAAAAAAGGCTTTTGTTTGATACTGATTATATTTTACCAGGTGACTTCGAGCCTTCAGATATCATTTCACTGTCAGCTTATAGTATTACCTCTATTAGATTTACAACAAACGGCAATAAATTGTTTGGTAAGCCAAGCAAATTTTATTATTCGTTAGAAGAACCATTTACATACTATGGAGGAGCAGGTATTAACTTATTTCCTAACCCTAGAGGTATGTTTGAAGGAGAAGTAATAGCCCCAGATGCAAGTGCCGGTCTAATAACATTTGGAAATGTGCCCTATTTTACCGGCACGGGCATAATTATTATATATGATGGTGTGTAGTAATGTAGAGCCAGTAAGCTCTTTTTATAGTACTAATCTTCAATCTAAGATTGAGAGTTATGAGCGCTTAGGTCAAAGAATTTGCCGAGCTCTAGGTGCACCTCTGATCAATTTAGAAGTGCATGCAGATCAATTAAATGAATTTATCGGTATTGCGTGTGAAATGTTTACTAAGTTTGCCGGGTATACTCAAGAATATCTTATTTTTGATAGTAAATTATATGAGAAGGGTGCAGGGTTACGCTTAGATGTACTGTTTAGCTTGACAAAAGATTTTAATTTTCGCGCTAAAATTAAAAACGTATCCACAGACATCCAAGCATTATACAATTTAGGAAAAATGGTGATTGGTGACCCTGCAAATCCTTACATATTTCAGGTATTTAATGAAAATAATCCAGAAGAATTTCAGCTTTTAAACAGTTATGATTATTTAATAGGTGACTATCGACATGTAATGGAAGTAACTGACTTTGAGGAAGGTAGCAGTAACGGTATAAACACACTGTTTACCATCGAACAAACTTTGGCCCAGCAAACATATTTTAGTTATTCTCTTGGAAACTATGGATTCGATTTAGTTAGTTGGAATATTTTAAAGAATTGGCTTGATACCCGTGAAAAGGTACTAGCGTTAAAAAGAGATTTTAGGTTTGACAGCAGAACACAGTATATGCAATTGTTTCCGGAACCAAAAGACTCTGAATTTTACGGGGTAGTGACCACATATGTGGAGAGGCCTCTTATTGATATTATAAAAGAACCTTGGGTATATCAGTATGCACTTGCACTTACTAAGGTAGCCATCGGGTCTGTACGTGGAAAATACACAAACACACAAATGTTTGGAGGCGGATCTATCAATTACAACGATATGTTAAGCAGTGGTCGTGAGGAAAAAGCAGAACTTGAGAAAAAACTATACGAGCGCGCAGCTGGCTTTGGGGATGCTGCACCTCCAGAGTTCTTTGTTGGATGAAGTTTACATCAAAAAACAATAAGTACGTTCAAGGTATCTTTAAACCCACACATACTGAAAAATATAAAGGGCATGACCTACCAAGATACCTCAGTAGCTGGGAATTAAAGCTGTTCAGATGGTGTGATACCAATCCAAATGTACTAGAATGGGGGAGTGAGAGTATTATTATACCGTATGAAAACCCTATTGATCATAAAATTCACAGGTATGTTGTAGATGCTATTGTAAAGTTAAAGACAGCTGATGGTATAAAAAAGTTTTTGGTTGAAGTCAAACCTTTTAAACAGACAGTTCAACCAGAAAACACACCAGGTAAGCATCAAAAAACCCTTTTGTATGAACAATTAACCTTTATTCAAAACAAAGCCAAGTGGGAAGCGGCCAAAAAATGGTGTAAAGATAGAGGTTATGAATTTACAATATTAACTGAAAAAGAATTAAGAAAATAGGCAGAAAAACCAATAAATATTAATATGCCTTTAAGACTATTGGTAGAGACTCCTGCACCATACGATCAGTATGAATACGTAGTTGAGGAGAAAAACGGTAATCAACCTAGCACGATGTATATAAAAGGACCATACATGCAATGTGAAGAGGTAAACAAAAATAAGCGAGTGTATGATTCACATGAAATGGATACAGAGGTAAGAAGATACATCAGTGAAATGGTTACCACCAATAGAAGTATGGGGGAATTAAATCACCCTACTGCTGCTGAGGTAAATCTAGAAAGAGCCTGTCACTTAGTAACAGAATTAAACCGTAACGGTAATGTCTATTTTGGTAAATCAAAAGTTTTAACAACTCCTATGGGGCAAATTTTAAGAAGTCTTGTTAATGATGGTGTAAAAGTAGGAATGAGTTCCAGAGCCTTAGGCACATTGCAGGAAATGAGCAATGGGGTTAACAAGGTAAAGGATTTTCGACTTGTAGCTGTTGATTGTGTAGCTGATCCATCGTTTCCTAAAGCGTTTGTAAATGGTATTTTGGAGTCTAAGCAGTTTGTTGTCACACAAGATGGAAGGTTTGAAGAATATTATGATTCCTTTAGTGATAGCCTGAGAAATTTACCTCGCCGTGAGATAGAGAACTACTTGAAGGAGCAAGTACTAGACTTTATTTCAAAAATTAGTAAAATTCTGTAAAGTCGACAAAAAAAACAAGGATTTTACACTCCTAGAGAATAAATACTTAATAGACATGAAAGAGCGTGTTGAAATAGTCAAGTTTCTAAAGCGTTTAAATGAAAAAAATTATGCTGAGGCCCATAAATATTTAAAGAAGATTATGGAAGCTAAAATTAAGCATAAAATTGCTGCTAACAAGAGCATAAAGGTTTTTTAATATGAGCAACATCAAAACAGCCCTTAAAGATGCAACAAATAGCCTCCTCTCCGAGGAAGTTTTAAACGAAATTGAACAAGCATTTCACAAGAGTGTAGACGAAAAAGTTCAACTTCATGTTACAAAAGCTCTTACAGAGCAAGATGAAGAATATGCTAAGAAATTAGAGCATCTTTTAGAAGCTATTGACGCCGATCATACATTAAAGCTACAAAAAGTAGTTGATGCTATTGACTCCAATCATGCTGAAAAATTAAAGTCCGTTGTTGAGAAGTATGCTAAGGTAATTAAAGAAGAAGCTGCTAAGTTTAAGGAAGAAACAGTAAACAACATTAGCACATACCTAGAAGCTTATCTTGATGAAACCGTACCTACAAATGATATCAAGGATGCAGTCAAAAATACCCGTGCACTTGAGATTCTAGGTCAAATTAGAAATATTTTGGGCGTTGATGCTGCCCTTGCGAAAGAATCAATTCGTGAAGCCGTCGTTGACGGAAAGAATCAAATTAATGAAGCTTCTAAGAAGCTTGAAGCCGTTATTAAAGAGCTAGCCGCTGCAAAGGCACAATTAGCCGCCCGCGAAGCTGAGTTGACTCTAGAGAAGAAAACAGCTGGTCTGCCTTCTCGTAAGCGTGATTACGTCAATAAGGTAATGAGTGGTAAAACCTCTCAATTTATTACCGAAAATATTGACTATGCTCTTAGTCTGTTTGATAAAACAGAAAAAGAACGGCTTCAAAATATCAAGGAAGAGGCTGCTGGCGAGGTCGCCGCAACTCAAGTTGATCGCCCTGTTGTAGAAGAGAGCGTTCAACCTGCTGGGGAAGTACCTCAGATGAACCCTTACCTTGCTGAACTTTCCAAATACTAATTTTGGTTGAGGCTTAGGCCTGATTAATATTGTAGATTTATCTACAGGTCGAATATAAAGGAGAACAAATTACTATGAAATCAATAAGACCTACAACGGCTTATATTGATGAGTCTCGCGCTAAGGCGCTATTGGAAAAGTGGAAGCCAGTTCTGGATTACACATCCGATAACGTCAAGCCCATTGGTGATGATCACACTCGTTTGAACACAGCCATGCTCTTGGAAAACCAAGAAGCTTGGTGCATCAACGAGGGTAACGTCGCCGGTGGTGTAGGCTCGGTTTTCGGTGGTGCATATTCCCCCGCTGGTTTGGGTGGTCAAGGTGGTGCCTTTGGCAACGCTTCCCCCCAAGGCGATTGGTATGCAACTGGCGATGCCCGCTTGCCTAAGATCCTCATCCCTATGATTCGTAGAACGTTCCCCGAGCTAATCACCAATGAAATTGTAGGCGTACAGCCAATGGGTGGTCCAGTAGGACTAGCCTTTGCTCTACGCTACAAGTATCTCGCCAAGCAACTGGGTAATGACGGTGTTGACGGTACTCTCACCGGTAACGGTGCTGATTCCGATCTCACCAATCCTCAAGCTCAAGCTGCTGGCAAGGAACTTGGTTACCAGTACCTCGATACCCGTTATACGGGTACATCGAGTGCTAAGCTTTCTGGCGGCGATGGACTTGCTGCTTCCCTCTTTGACTTCAAAGGAGTCGATCAGGGTGTTGCACAAGTTCTCAAGAACTTTGAGCTGACGGGCAAAATCCCTCAGATCGAAGTTTCCTTTGAGAAAACAGCCGTAGAAGCCGGTACCCGTAGACTTGCTGCTCGCTGGTCGGTAGAACTCGAACAGGATCTTAAGAACATGAACGGTATCGATATCGATACTGAGCTCACAAACGCTATGTCGTATGAGCTACAGGCCGAAATCGACCGTGAAATGATTGTTCGTATGATCCAGGTTTCGCTGAACGCCGGTCATGGCACAGGCTACTCTGTCTGGTCCCCCGCTTCCGCGGATGGTCGCTGGCTGGTAGAGCGCAATCGCGACTTCTATCAGAGGCTGATCATCGAGGCCAACAGAATTGCTGTTCGTAATCGTCGTGGTGCTGCCAACTTTATCGTTGCAACACCTCGCGTTTGCGCAATCCTCGAGATGCTTCCCGAGTTTCAATGGGTACCAGTCCAAGGCAATGTCAACACTCAACCTGTTGGCGTAGCTAAGGTTGGTAACCTAGGTGGTCGTTTCAACGTATACCGTGATACACGTACAGAAGCCCAATTTGAGGGCGGAATACGTAATGCGCGTGTAGAGTATGCCCTATTGGGCTACAAGGGACCAGAGTTTTATGACACTGGTATCATCTACTGCCCATACATCCCGGTTATGGTACAACGTACAATTGGCCCCAATGACTTCAGCCCCCGTGTTGGTCTCTTGACCCGCTACGGTGTTGTTGACAACATCTTTGGCGCTAACCTGTACTACCACACCATTCTGTTGAGCGGTCTCGGAACAGCGTTCACGCCTGGCACACAGTCTGTGTACTTCTAATCCGAATCTCGGTAGACGAAAAAAAATTTCCAGTATGTCCTGGTTTAAAAGAGGCCCGAAAGGGCCTCTTTTTTTTATTTCCAATAATTATATTAAACATAAAAATAAATGTTGATTATGCGTTTTTACAAATTAGTATATATATCATAGTGAAAGAAATATATTTTATCAATGGCATGCCTCGTTCAGGAAGTACGTTGCTTTGCAATATTTTAGCACAAAACCCTGATTTTCATGTTACCCCCACTAGTGGGTTAAGTGAATTAGTACGGGGTGTTCATCAATTCTGGAAACAAAACCCGGTTATTAAAGCATCGGAAACTTCCGAAAAGCAGTTACAGATTATTAAAGATCTATTTCAGAGTTACCATTCTGATACAGACAGGCCTATAGTATTTAATAAAAGCAGAGGGTGGAGTACTTTGATTGAATTAATAGAGAATGCCTTTGGTTATCCTATTAAAATTTTAACCACCACCCGCAAAATTACCTGTATTCTTTCTTCTTTGGAAAAACTATACCGTAAAGAAATTAAACTCATCAACAGTCCTATGGAAACGGGGCCAAATTTAGGCACGTTAGAAGGTCGTATTAACACCTGGACCAGTCAAGAGGGATTGGTGGGCGGTACATTTAATACCATCCGAGATGCGGTCATGAGAGGGCACCGGGATAAATTTTATTTTGTAGATTTTGATGAATTGACTCAAACTCCCAAACGTATCATACAAGGAATATACAAATTTTTAGATAAAAATTATTATGAACATAATTTTAACAATATACAACAATACACAAAAGAAAATGATGCCGAACACGGGTTTACTGATCTTCATACTATCCGTCCAGAAATAAAGCCTGTAAAAGATGATAGTAAAGAAATATTAGGTCACTTACACGATCAGTTTGCAAATTTCCACTTTAATTTTTGATTAAAGATAGTATATATTATTATGAGTAAAAGAACTAAAGTAGAAGTATTATTTGACAGTGTTTATGCTATAAATCAAGCTTTGCAAAAAGAGGATAATCTTGGTAGAAGGGTTCTTCAAGCAAACGTAGATCATATTAAACAGTGCTTAGAGAAAGAAGAGTATACCAGTGTGTTGACTGAAGAGCAAACAACCACTCTTAATACTGCAGTTTCTAGTGCCAAAGACAGGATTAACTCCCTCCCTGCACCAGAAAAAGATGATGTATAGTATATTTCATATTGAAGGCGGAATAGGTAAGAATATTGTGGCCACAAATGTGGTCCGCAATATCAAGAAAACATTTCCAGATAGAAAATTAATTGTAGTATCTCCTTACCCAGAAGTTTTTCTTCATAATCCCCATATTTACCGGGTGTATAAAACCGGGATGTGTCCATATTTTTATGAAGATTTTATTCATGACAAAGATAGTTTAGTATTCAAACATGAACCATACAACAGTAATGATGTTATTAACAGAAAATGTAGTCTGGCTCAAGCATGGTGCAACAGTTTGGATTTAGAATTTGATAAGAATAGTCCTGAACTTTATTTTAATAATATTGAAAAGCAAAACAGTCAAGTTATTTTTAATACTGTAAATAATAACAAACCGGTAATTGCCATTCAAATTAATGGTGGAATAGGAGACAAGAAGAACCATATTAATTTTAATTGGTTTAGAGATTTGCCCCCTATGTATGCTCAAGAACTGGTGAACAAATATTCTGAAAAATTTAATTTTGTACAGATTAAGAACCCTGGTCAAATTGCCTTGGAAAATGTACAACAAGTTGATTTGTCTTTAAGAGAGATATTGTTGTTGTTGTCTCAGTGCAAAGGAGCTGTTGGCATTGATTCCTTTGTCCAACATGCTATGGCAGCTTATGGTAAGAAAAGCCTGGTATTCTGGATTGGTAATAGTTCAGTTGTATATGGTTATGAATTGCATTCCAACCTCAAAGCAAATGTACCCTGTTCAGATAACATTGAAAGTTATCTGGATCCTTACCCTTTGCTTACCCAAGGTCATCAGTGTCCGGCAGACTATAAGATGGTAAATCTATTTAATAATTCTGAAATAATTACTCAGTTTGAACAATTAAATATATTAAATATATAATAATTCACCGGTATCATCTATTGCCCGTACATCCTTACCTCTTTATATTTAATATATTCATATAAATATAATTGCATCTAGGGAGAAGCCTATAGGCCTATTTCTAGGTGGCTACATAGAGAAGTATGTAGAAATATCACTATTAGTACTAGAGTAAATAGTTGATATTGTCTAGTGCCTTCGGGTCAGACCCGGGGTCATGCTTGCTCTCGGGTGTTAAATTCTCCCCAGTGTAGCAGATTTTTAAGCGAAAGCTTTAAAGTCATGCAGGCTCTGAGGCGCAAGCCTCAGGGCTTGTATTTTTTATATTAATTTAAGAAATATAAACGAACATAACCATCACCACCGTTACCACCGTTACCACTTGAAAAAGTAGTTGATGCTGTACCACAGGCTCCCCCACCGCCACCTCCTCCACCAGGCTGTGCACCTGTACCCCCATTACCCCCGTTAATAGCAGTATTAGATGCACTTCCTCCACCACCACCTCCACCTCCTAACAACATCATGGAAGGTTGCGAGACTGCAGAAGCATTATTAGCATTTCCCCCTGACCCTGTACCGCCTGTGGCACGAGAAACATGAGTTCCGGCTATAGCAAAACCTCCTATACCACCTGCTCCGCCTGAACTTCTAGTTGCAAACCCAGGACCTGTAGTGACTCCACCTCCTCCTGCCCCTCCTGCAGCTCCAATAGCAGAATTAAAAGCATCATCGGCACCGGATGAACCAGTAGAACCTGCAATACCATTTGAGCTAGCTCCTACAGTACCAGGAAAACCAGCAGTATTTGTAGTATTGCCACCACCGGCACCTCCAGCTTGTGAATCTGAACTTGTACCTCCGCCTCTACCTGCATTACCACCTGCAGCAAATGCAATGGTAACAGCATTAACTGTTACAGAAGAGGAACCTCCGGATGAACCATCACTACCATTTGCACTAGAAGAGACTCCGGTTGCACCAGAACCGCCAGTCCCTACTACAACTGTTGCGTTAAGACTACCAAGAATAGATATAGGGTAAGTGATATCAATATAACCTCCTCCGCCTCCTCCACCTCCTCCAATAGATGCAGTACTACCTAATGATCTTCTACCTGACCCGCCGCCTCCGCCTCCGCCGAATGCTTGAATCTTTAAAAATCTAAAATTAGATGGTAATGGAATATTATAGGTACCAGGGGTATTAAGGTTTCTAGAAGAGACCTGTATAAAGTTAGTAGTTTGTGTAAAATTGGTAGCAGTAATACCTTCCGTAATTGATGTACCACTAAATGCACTAACACTTGTATATGCATTATTCCAACTACTGCTACTCGATCTTACTAAATTGTATGTATCATTCCAGTTTTGATCAAACTCAAAATTGGTCAATGTAACTGATACAGGAAAGAACAATGTAGAGAAATTACTCATTAGTCAACTCTCCACTCTATTGGATGGCCTACATACGTGAGAGCGAAGGTAACTCCAGCCCTATCACATACTAAATCTTCGGCCAAACCTTGAATCATCATGCTATTTCTATTTAATATTAGATTATTGGTGTTCCACCCAGAATTTAACGTTAAAAGCCTATCTGAGAAGTGTATAACTGTGCCTATCTGCGGATTTAGAGGTAATGTTGCTATAACTGCACTAGAAGTGGTGTCTACAAGGTAATGATGGTATGGTTCAGCATCAAAGTTAACTGTTTTTAGCTCTCTATTACCAGACCAATTAGTACTATCGGCATACCTAGATGCACTTAAGTAATCTGTTACAGTTAAGTTACCATATAATATACTGTTACCGGTTAACGGGGTAGACAAAGAACCGATTACTAATTGATTAGATTGAGTGGCAACAGCACCAGTACCGAATACTACTACCCCACTTAAGCTGTTTGTGGCCACATTAGCATTATTGCCAATGATGGTATTGTTGGAGCCAATGGTGTTAGTGCATCCTGCAAGTCTACCCAAGAAATTGTTGTTACAACCTGTGCAGTTGCTAAAGCCAGCCTGGAATCCCAAGAAATTGTTGTGATTGCCTGTGCAGTTGCTAAAGCCAGCCTCTTGTCCCAAGAAATTGTTGTAACTGCCTGTGGTGTTGCTAAGACCAGCATTTAATCCAAAGAAATTGTTGCGACTGCCTGTGCAGTTAAAACGGCCAGCTTGGTATCCCAAGAAATTGTTGTGATTGCCTATGGTGTTGCAAAAGCCAGCTTCTCTCCCAAAGAAATTGTTGTTATTGCCTGTGGTGTTGTAAAACCCAGAAAATTTTCCTAAAAATATATTGTGTATAGCGGCGCCATATGAATTATCGGTGGTGCTATTGTAACCGGCTTTTTCACCAATGAATATGTTGTGTTGGGTGGCATAGTGATAATTGGTATTGTAGGTATGGGCTTTTAATTTGAATCCAGCCCGGTAACCAATGGCCACGTTATTGTTAACAAAAACATTAGTTGGTGTATAGCTAGAATCATATTCACCTCTGCCAGCTTCTTGGCCTATGAATACATTGCGGCTGGCTGCACCATACCTGCCTATGTTATAACCAGCAGCTAATCCAAAGAAATTGTTGTTACCGCCTGTGCAGTTGAAACGGCCAGCTCCATATCCCAAGAAATTGTTGTTACCGCCTGTGGTGTTGCAACGGCCAGCACTATATCCAAAGAAATTGTTGAAACTGCCTGTGCAGTTGAAACGGCCAGCATTTGGTCCAATGAAATTGTTGCTATTGCCTGTGCAGTTGCAAAGGCCAGCATTTAATCCCAAGAAATTGTTGTTACTGCCTGTGCAGTTGCCATAGCCAGCCTCTTGTCCCAAGAAATTGTTGCAACTGCCTATGGTGTTGTTACGGCCAGCATTAAATCCTAAGAAATTGTTGCTACAGCCTGTGGTGTTGCAACGGCCAGCATTGTATCCCAAGAAATTGTTGCGACTGCCTGTGGTGTTGCAACGGCCAGCATTTAATCCCAAGAAATTGTTGTTACTGCCTGTGCAGTTGCAACGGCCAGCTTCTCTCCCAATGAAATTGTTGAAACTGCCTGAGGTGTTGTTACGACCAGCATTATTTCCTAAGAAATTGTTATAACCGCCGGTGGTCAATGCATTGCCTGCACTCAATCCAAATGCAAAATTATGATTGCCTGTGGCATTATCATTTCCTGTAGTACTATTGCCAATGAAGACGTTGGGACCGGCATTGGTACCTCTCAAAGTTCTTATGGAAATATCAGCACTGGAAAGTATGATTTGATTAGATTGAGTGGCAACAGCACCAGTACCCAAAACTATAACACCAGACAGTGTACCAGTGCTAACATTGGCAAATGAGCCAACTATAATGTTGTTTGTACCAGACACGCTGGCCACGCCAGCACTTAACCCAATTATAGTGTTATTGAAACCTACTTTATCATTAAATCCTGCAGCATTACCAACAAAAATATTATTATTACCACTTAAATGACAGAAACCAGTAGCTCCTCCTAAGAATAAATTGAAGCAACCAGTTTCATTATTGAAACCAGCAACCGGTCCTAAAGCAATGTTGCCACAACCAGTGGTGTTGTTATAAAGTCCAAAGCTCCCTAAAACTTGGTTAGCGCACCCAGTGGTGTTGCGACGACCAGCATTACGTCCCAAGAAATTGTTGTAACTGCCTGTGGTGTTGTTACGGCCAGCATTAAATCCTAAGAAATTGTTGTCATTGCCTGTGCAGTTGCAATAGCCAGCCTGGAATCCCAAGAAATTGTTGCCACTGCCTGTGGTGTTGCAAAAGCCAGCATTTGGTCCCAAGAAATTGTTGAAACTGCCTGTGCAGTTGCAACGGCCAGCATTTGGTCCAAAGAAATTGTTGTAACTGCCTGTGGTGTTGAAAAATCCAGCTCCATATCCCAAGAAATTGTTGCTACTGCCTGTGCAGTTGCTACGGCCAGCAGTATTTCCCAAGAAATTGTTGCAACTGCCTGTGGTGTTGCAAAAGCCAGCATTTGGTCCAAAGAAATTGTTGTAACTGCCTGTGGTGTTGAAAAATCCAGCTCTGTATCCCAAGAAATTGTTGCTACTGCCTGTGCAGTTGCAATAGCCAGCCTGGAATCCCAAGAAATTGTTGCCACTGCCTGTGGTGTTGCAAAAGCCAGCATTTGGTCCCAAGAAATTGTTGAAACTGCCTGTGCAGTTGCAACGGCCAGCATTATTTCCCAAGAAATTGTTAAAATTGCCTGTGGTGTTAACTCTACCTGCACAACTGCCAATAAATACATTACTGGTCCCCGACGTTAATGCATTGCCTGCACTCAATCCAAATGCAAAATTATGATTGCCTGTGGCATTATCATTTCCGGTGGTATTATTGCCAATGAAGACGTTGGGTCCCGCAGCAGTACCTCTTAAGGTTCTTATGGAAATATCAGCACTGGAAAGTATGATTTGATTGGTTTGAGTGGCAATAGCCCCAGTACCCAAAACTATAACACCACTTAAGCTGTTTGTGGCCACATTAGCATTATTGCCAATGATGGTATTGTTGGAGCCAATGGTGTTAGTGAATCCTGCAAGTCTACCAAAGAAATTGTTGAAACGGCCTGTGGTGTTGCAACGGCCAGCTTGGTACCCCAAGAAATTGTTGCTACCGCCGATGGTCAATGCATTGCCTGCACTTAACCCAAATGCAAAATTATGATTGCCTTCGGCATTATCATTTCCTGTAGTACTATT